CAATCAGTCCCTTATCAATAAATGAAGTAGTATTTGATTTTTGAATTAGATATAGAAACGATGATATTATGTCATTAATATCTCTAACAGGACATATGATTTTTGGTTCTTTTGTGATATAATCTTTAATGTGCTCAATCTGATTCACCCACCCCCTTGACTTGTCTACGATAATATTTTCGGGCGTATTGAAATAATAATTATATGGTATTGCTGATAAAACCTTATGAGCACATTCTGGTTTTGGATTCGCCTTATATTGTTCGGAGTTTTTTAAAAGATATTCTTCTGTATAATGAATCGTATCCAGCAATGGAGAATTGGTGGACGCATGTATATTTGGATTTTGATTAAGTAGTGCTGTTAATAAAGTCGAACCTGATCTTGGAAGACCAGACATAAAATAAAATTGTTTCATTTAATACTTAGATACCGTTTGGCATAGAACCAAGAATATAATCACCACCACCATTCATATCTGGTGCGGGACTAGCAGTTTCTGTTGAAAAATCAAATTTAGTTATTGTTGAAAGATTTGTTTGAGATCCAACTTGAGACTGTCCTTGACAAAAATATCCATGGTGGTTACTAGATACACCAGTACCCCTCTGATGAGGATGAGAATTTGCAGAAGTATCTATCAGAAGGTCTGATGAAAAATCAAATCTAAGAACATTAGACTTTCCTGTAGGAGAACCTGGTTCCTCACCTCCACTCATGTAACCGTATTGTGGAGTACTGACATTACTTGTATATCTTTTATGAAGTCCAAGTTCAACATAAGGACTGGTCGCATTTATTGTATCATTAGTGGTTTGATATTTTAACAATGATTGTGGATAATAATTCGTGGGTGGAGTATATCCCCATCCAGCTATACTAATGCCATTTCTATTTTTTACATCCGAAAAAATCAAACCCTCTGCTTGTCTTGTGGGTTGAATGGTTCCAGGAACATTCCAAGATTCTGTTGAATAATCAAGTCTTCTTATATCACTTCGAGTACCTACAGGAGACGGTGGTGCATTAAATATATCCCCAGCTTTCCATCCATACATATCATCAACACCCCATAAAGTAGTAGCATTAGTATGTGCTTCAGGAGTAGCAGAAAAAACTGTAAGATTTTCTGTAGCAAAATCAATTCTATGTAATCTTGATTCATAGTTGTCCCCAGTACCTGGTGGTGGTGTACCCTGAGCATGAAGTCCGCCCATAGCATAACCAAAGTTATTATTTGCCACACCGTACATACCTCTTGTTGCGTGGGATAGGTTCATTGTTGGTGTTGAAGATGTATCGGATGTAAAATCCATTCTCTTCACATAACTTGAGAATGTCCCATCATAACCACCCATAAAGTAACCAATAGTTTTTGGTGTACGACGACGAGTTACTATTCCTTTATTTGTAAATCCACCCACACCACCTCTAGTTGTAGGGAAATCTGGTAATGTTGTCCTGGTGTCACTAGTAAAGTCTATTTTATCTTGTAGTCTCCATTGTTTATTAGTAAATGGTGATACTGGAGAATAACCGGTAGAAAAATATCCATGAGAAGTAGAAGAGGACCCAAAACTAGATTGCATAGCTTCTGATGTTTGACTAGCATATGTACGAACAGTCTCAGAAGAAAATTCTAATCTAGAGAGATTACTAGTTCTAGAAGTGTTCTTTCCTCGTTGCATAATCGCACCATAAGGATTTTCAGTAACACCACATAATCTTGTTACTTCTTCTGTAACTGCTGGAATAACACTATGTGTTTCTGAATTAAAATCAAATCTACGAATACTAGTAGTCTCAGTTGTCGATAAGGGTAGGTAACCTCCTACAACATACCCATAAAAATCTGATTGTGTTCCTAACCCTTCAGAATATCTCTCTGGCAGTGTTGTAGCAATATCTGTAGTAACTTCCGTATTAAAGTCTATACGATAGACTTCACTCCTGCCAACTAATCCAGTTTCACCACCTGCACCGTATCCATATTCCGCAGTCTCCATAGTAGCAGACCTCCAATTCTGAGCAGGTAATGGAGTTCCAGGAAGAGATATTACTTCTGATGCCAAGTCCATTCTTGATATTTCTGACCTAGCAGCTGGATTTCCCATATGTCCACCAGCCCAGTATCCATAATCTTTATTGGAAAATCCACCAACTGCACCACCATTAGTATCTGGACTATTACTCAATTGAATTGCAAGATCGGCTGATAAATCTATTTTGAAGACACTACTGCCTCCAGTAAATGGTGGGTAAGCTCCGTTTCCAGTTACATATCCGCTCGTACTACCTTCAGGCCAATGTGTGAATGTATCTTCATCTACATTTTTAACTTGTTTTTTATAAATTTTATCGAGGCCAAAAACACCAGATGCCATTTACTTAACCTTCTTGGAAAACATGAGATCCTACATGAGGAAGTCTAATATTACTATTTAACCAAGCAGTGTATCCAACACTCTTTGCACGCTCAAAAAATGAAAAATCTTCTGGCAGATAATTCATATTTCTCTTCATCTCTAGGAAGTAATGGTATGAATTATGATATTCTTTTTCTGATACTCTATAATTCTCAGAATTATCTGCTGGATAATATTTTAATTCATCACCATACTTCTGTGCAATACTTTCAAATACTCTGCGCTTAATCAACGCAAATCCAAAACCAACATTATCAATCTTTATTAGTTCTCCTTCTTCCACAACTGGTTTTGTAACGTTATAATTATATCTCAATGGAATAGTTTTCATTGGATATGCACCACAAATTATATCTTTATCATACTTCAAAAGATCAAATACATCTTTAGGTTCAAAACCAACATCTGCATCTATGAAAAGAATTTTTTCATACTTAGTATTGTTCATAAAGAAATTTGCCATCTTTGATCGGCCTTGAGTAATTAAACTCTCATTTGCCATAGTCAAAAGTCCATGATCAATTTTATGAGTCCTGAGTTCTTTTCCTAGATTAAATAATCCTTTTGCAGTTTTATCACTAACCATCCCACCATAACATGGTAAAGCAATCAATACAGACATATAAAAAATTAGTTCTACTCTGTTATATATTTGCCCGATAAAGTAGCAGATAATGAATTATTTCCTGACGATTCCAGTATTAAACAATCATTCTTTACTAAAAATTTAGGTTTTTCTAAAATTTCAACAACACTATTTTGAGGTATTGTCAAATTATAAACATAGTACGCCATCTTAAAACCAGTCGATAACACACTACCTTTTGTTCCACCCCTCCATATAGAAATTGATGCATCAACATCACTGGTTAAACTATAATTACATACTTTAATTGATTGTATAACAGCATCATATCCTGTTGCATATAGAAGTTCACTTCCAGAAGAACTACTGGGAACTGTTGATCCTACACCAACATAATCAGTATCAGTTTTTTCTGAGTATGTAATGACTGCATCTAATCCACCATTGACACCAGTAGAAGTAGATCCTATTCCAGTAAGTGCTTGAAGTCTTATAATGTCTGATGGATTCGCAACAATAGGTTGATCTAAAAACTCTGTAGCACCTTGATATGGTATAATAACTCTTTGAGAAATTGGAACTTCTAACCAATTATTTGAAGATTGTAGAAAATCATGTCTTCCACTCAAATATAACTCATCATTAAATGAATTAGAAACATGTATCGATTCAATTACATAAGTTTTTCCTGATGTTGATGGGAAAGAATGTGCTACACCAGGTCCAGCAAAAATATCATTAGTATCTGCTACAGTCAATCCATCACCAGATGATACATTAACAATGATGGATGTTGTAATACCAGTATCATATGTGCCAGATCCACCACCACCACCACTGGTAAATTCTACACCATTATCATAAAGAGTACCACTAAAATTAATATCTCCACCAACGTCTAAGGTGTATGCAGGGGTTGCCTTCTTTACACCAACTCTATCATTGCTAATATCAACACTTACAATATTCTCTGCAGATATGTCGCCAGTGTTTCTAGTCTTTCCCATGACTTATGTTTTATAAGTATTTAGATTGATTTTTATACATCGGCAGTATTTGTTGATGGGAAGGATCTGCCGTCACCCCAAATAATTCTTACGGCACCTTGTCCACCAGGAGCACCATCGGCACCAGAATCATCTTCAGCACCGGATCCTCCTCCACCATAAGTTTGATTAGTTCCACCAGATCCAGGATTACCTTGCTGATTATAAGTGGTCAAAGTGTTGTTGCCGCTACTACCTTGACCCAAAATTCCTACACCTCCTCCACCAAAGAATATATTGCTAGTTACAGAATTTGCTCCGGTGCCGCCACCACCACCGCCGCCAGATCCTGCACCTTCATTATAGGAGGTTCCCTGAGATCCTTGTCCTCCATTGCCACTATATCCTCCGGCACCACCACCGCCTCCACCAGTATTTCCATTACTACCACAACCACCTTGTCCACCAGTGCCTCCACCAGAAACACTTCCACCTCCACCATAAGTTGAAGAGTAATTTACTCCTCCCGAACAAAATCCCGTTGTTGCATTATATAAACCTTTGGCACCGCCACCTGCTCTTCCAATAATCGTTCCAGAATGACTACCTGTTCTGATATAACTATCTCCTCCAGCAGCAGCGTCATTATTACCTGCACCAGTTCCACCAGATCCACCAGATCCAACTGTGATGTAAAGAGTTTGTCCAGGTGTTACACTATAACCATTTCTCCAAGATAAGGCTCCACCACCTCCACCTCCTCCAGAAACTCCATTACTGGATAGTGTAGATGAAGAACCACCACCTCCACCACCAACAAGAACAAAACTAATAGATGTAACACCATCTGGAACAGTCCAGGTAGTCTGACCTGTTGAAGTAAATGCCTGTTGCCCAGGTTCTGCAGCAGCAGTACTACCACCAGTAAGTGTACTAACTGGACCAGACATTCCTATCATTGTTAATGGAGGAGTCATATTATTATGCGAAGTTTACTAAGTTTGCAAGCACAACAAATCCCGAATCCGTCTTAATTATATTGTATGTATAAACATCATATCCACCAGATCCACCTGTAGATGGTGCAGATCCACCTAACCATTCTTCAGTAACTGCACTACCATCGATTGTCAATTGTGCAGAATATCCTGCTGCAGCAGCGGCAGAAATAAGAACAACTGTAATTGATTCTCCACTGCTCATGGAAGATCCAAGTGTCGTTGAAGCATCAACTCTTATATTTGGTGTTGATGTTGCAGTTTCTGTTGTTGTAAACAGATGAACCATACCATTAGCAAGATCAATATTTGTATTAGCACTCAGTTTTCCTGCAGTAATATTTACACCCTCTTTAAGCAATCCTGCAACATCAAGATTTCCTTGGAATGTAGTTGCTCCTAGAATTCCTGCAGAAGAATCGAATGTTAGATTAGTTCCAGTTTTAGGTGGTAAGTTACCAGTTGCTGCAGTAACAAATAGGGGGAAGCAAGACGTATCTGAAGATTCATCTGCAACTGTTACATTAGTTGCTGTTGTTGCAGTAGCTGCACTATCTACATTAACTCCAGTAAACTCAGTATAACTAACAGATTCAAATATATCATCTGTAGAAGCACCTGTTGTTAATGTAATAGTAGTACTATTAGTTTCAGTATATTCTGTACTATCCAGTTTTGCACCATTTAGATAAACATCAATAAGACCAGTATCATAAGATGAAACAGTAAAAGCAGTCTGTGCATTTGTTGCAACAACTCTAGTTGCAGTCCTTGTTATTGTAGGAATTGTAATATCAGTGACAGATCCATCATCTGCCATTGTAATTCCAGATCCAACAAAATTAATTGTTGCTGCAGATGCTGTAATTTCAGTTCCACCAGATTGAATACCAATCGATCCAGCAGCTTCCACCCAAGCATAATCACTACCATTCCAACTGAGCACATAACCTGAAGTTGGATTGGATTGATTCAAGTGTGAATCAACACCACTTTCATCCAGTAGTGCTGCACCATTTACGGTAAATGTGCCATCAATATTTGTATCACCAACAACATGAAGTTTATATGGAGACTGTGGTCTAGTCGTACCAATACCTACAGACTCACCAGCACCAACTGGAGCTAACTGGATATTACCATCGGCATGAACATCAATACTTGGTATTCCAGATATATCATTAACAGAGAATATAGATGTATCAGTTAACTCATTTGTGATAGTGAATAGTTGACCTGCTGATCCCTCAAAACTTAAAGTTCCATTATTTTGTGTATCATAAGGATGTATTTCAATTCTTGTACCAATACCAACAGCACTAGTAGTTCCAATACCAGTAAAAGATTCGCCAGATGGATGAGTGGTTGCAAATTTGCCACCTCCACCGGCAGCCGCTGGACCTTGTATACCTTGAAGTCCTTGAGAACCTTGATTACCTAAACCTTGAGCACCTTGTAGACCCTGCTGACCTTGTAGACCCTGCTGACCCTGGAGACCTTGGTTACCTTGGAGACCCTGTTGACCTTGAAGACCCCGAGTTCCTTGGTTTCCTTGAAGTCCTTGATTGCCCTGAAGACCCTGAACACCTTGAAGTCCTTGATTACCTAAACCTTGAGCACCTTGAGAACCAAGACCCTGTAGACCCTGTAGACCTTGAACACCCTGATTACCCTGATTACCCTGATCGCCTTGCTGACCTTTGTCACCAGTTCTGGCAAAGGTTATGATAATCTCATCATCAGCACTAAATGGATTATTTGCTGATGAATCTACAGGACTTACTGTAATGTCAAAATAACCAGAATTGTCGGTTAAACTTGAGATTGTAAATAATATGAATTGACCTGCATTGGTTTTATTAGAGATCTTAACATGACCCTTAATAGTACTTGTAGAGTCATCAATAGTTTGCAGATAAGATGATATATCATTACCATTTTCATCAGTATCACAAATGTAAATACCTGTAGAAGCATTCTGACTAGCATTATCTAATCTAATATCTCCTGCACCTGGATTTTCATTAGTAGTGCTGGATTCAAAAGTGTATAAGAATGTAGCGCCACCAAAGTTACCATCTTCACCTTTTGAACCCTGGAGTCCTTGCAGACCCTGAAGTCCTTGAGTACCTTGGACACCTTGATTACTTAAACCCTGAGTACCTTGTAAATCAGAACCTGTTAGATCTCTAACGGTGATTGCACCACCCATATTTGAGTGAGAAGTGCAATAGTAATAGAGAGTATCAGGAGCATCATAAGGAACTATGAAGGTATGTGTATTACTAGATCCTGTAGTATATCCACTAGTATACGAACTACTATTTCCAGAATCTGTAGATAATGCTATTGGATGTGACGTTGCTGCAGACCCATCAAAGATGTACTTTTGTCCTCTTATTAAATGAAGAGTATCTTGTTGAACACTATCAACATAATACACACCACCAGCAGCAGTAAAGGTATATGTCTTTGCAGTTACTTGATCACCAATCTTACCTTGAAGTCCTTGAAGGCCTTGAGTACCTTGAAGTCCTTGAGTACCCTGACTACCTTGAACACCTTGGTTACTTAAACCTTGAGAACCTTGAGAACCTTGAAGTCCTTGAGAACCTTGAAGTCCTTGAGAACCTTGATTGCTGAGACCTTGGAGTCCTTGAAGACCTTGATTGCCCTGAAGACCCTGGGTTCCTTGAAGTCCTTGAGCACCTTGAAGTCCTTGAGTACCCTGACTACCTTGAACACCTTGATTGCCCTGAAGACCCTGAAGTCCTTGAACACCTTGAGGTCCTTGGTTACCCTGAATTCCTTGAGTTCCTTGAACACCCTGATTGCTATGACCTTGAAGTCCTTGCAATCCTTGAGAACCTTGAGGTCCTTTAATTTCTCCAACATCGTTCCATGTTGAACCATCATATACCCACAAGTTTCCATTGGCACTATTAATAACACCATCTCCAGACTGGGGAGGATACCAAGAATTGCCACTATCGTTTAACTCCGATTGTTCATTACCACTACTTAAAGTTAAATTACCTACAATAGTCAGGGCATCACCAATCTTACCTTGTAGTCCTTGAAGACCTTGAGTACCTTGATTACCCTGAAGACCTTGATTACCTTGAACACCTTGATTACTTAATCCCTGAAGACCCTGAAGACCTTGAGTACCTTGATTACCCTGAAGACCTTGATTACCTTGAAGACCCTGCTGACCCTGGAGACCTTGGTTACCTTGGAGACCCTGTTGACCTTGAAGACCCTGAGTTCCTTGGTTTCCTTGAAGACCCTGTTGGCCCTGAAGACCTTGAGTGCCCTGACTACCTTGGTTACTTAAACCTTGAAGACCCTGGAGACCTTGATTACCTTGAAGTCCTTGAACGCCCTGATTACCTTGATTACCTTTTTCGCCAGTATCACCCTTATCTCCAGATCGTGCAAAAGTGATAATTAAATCTTCACTATTATCAAATGAAGTTGCACTACCAGAAACATATGCACAACTTACTGTATGGTAAGTGTCTGTTTCAGCATTTGTCCCCGAAATAGTGAATAATGCAAAATCGTCTGAATTTAGACGATTAGAAATTCTAAAGTGCCCTTTAATTGTTGAATCTGAATCATCAACTGTTCTAAGATAAGATTGTATATCTGTCCCATTAGTATCTTCATCATCAATATAAAGTTTAGTCGCAGTTGTTATTCCAGCAAAACTAAATCCAAGATTTCCAGTACCTGGATCTGATCCTGTTTCTGTGTCAGAATGAGTACTTGTAGTAAAGTTATAATCAAAAGTAGCTCCACCAAAATTACCATCAATACCTCTAGGTCCTTGAAGTCCTTGAAGTCCTTGAGTGCCCTGATTACCTTGAACACCCTGATTACTTAAACCCTGAGTACCCTGGAGACCTTGGGTACCTTGATAACCTTGAAGTCCTTGAGTACCTTGGACACCTTGGTTACTTAAACCCTGAGTACCCTGGAGACCTTGAGTACCTTGAAGTCCTTGAGTACCTTGGACACCTTGGTTACTTAAACCCTGAGTACCCTGAGCACCTTGAGCCCCAATACCTTGCACACCTTGAGAACCTTGATGTCCTTCTTGCCCTGTTGGTCCTCTACTTCCTTGTAGTCCTTGAGAACCTTGATTGCTGAGACCTTGATTACCTTGAGTACCTTGTAAATCATCTGCATTTAGATTTCTGACAAAAATATCAGATCCCATTCCTGAATGATTTGAACAGAAATAATATAAAGTATCAGGAGCATCATATTTAACTGTAAATTGTCGATCTGTTCCTATGATTACAAATCCATCAGACTCGCCATAAGCAGTAGCACCACCACCAGAGTGAGTACCATCATTAGTTTCAGAAATTCTAAATGGATGATTTCCATTAGAAACATCCGACTGATCAAAAATATATCTTTGACCTCTAATTAAATATAAACGCTTTTGTAAAGATCCATCAACATAAAATTTTCCACCACTAACAGTAATTGTATAAGTTCTAGCAACTACTTGAGGTCCTTCAGCACCCTGAAGGCCTTGAGAACCTTGATGACTTAAACCTTGAGCACCCTGATTTGCTTTACCCTGTACACCTTGGGCACCTTGCTCACCACCAAGACCTTGAGAACCTTGAACACCTTGGTTACTTAAACCTTGAGTTCCTTGAGCACCTTGATGTCCCAGTTCTCCTTGTAAACCTTGAGAACCTTGAACACCTTGATTACTTAGACCCTGAACACCCTGAAGTCCTTGAGTACCTTGATGTCCCTGAGAACCTATTGAACCTTGAGCACCTTGCCCAGCATATAATCCATCAAGACCTTGAATACCTTGGAATCCTTGAGATCCTTGATTACCACTAAAACCTTGAACACCTTGCGTGCCTTGTTCACTTCCAAGAGTAAATGATAAAGTAAGTAATTTTTCATCATCAAAGGTTACTTCACCAGAAATATGACTAACTGGAATTGTGTAATAATCAGAATTTTCTGTAATATCACCTACTACATGAAAAAAACTATTTTCCCCAGATTGAGATCTATTTCTAAGAGTTATGGTTGATTTTACTGCCGAACCACTATCGTCCAGAGTACTCAGAAAAGAAGCAATATTTGCCGAATCAGCATCAGTAGTACTTATATAAAGTTTAGTTGCTGATGTGAAATTGGTATAATCAAATTTAAATTTACCACTACCAGGATTAGAATCATCGGTAGAACTTTTTTCATAACGATATATATGTGCGAGTCCACCAAAATATCCTTCAATACCCTGAAGACCCTGAAGGCCTTGAGAACCTTGAACACCCTGTCCTGCAAATTTTCCATCAAGACCTTGAACACCTTGATTACCAGCACCTTGTGTTCCTTGAGCACCTTGAGCACCCTTATTACCAACACTACTCGCTACTCTAACTGTTGATTCTGATCCAACTTTGGTGTTTACTTGTACCATCGGTTATCCAAATAGATATTCTTTGACAACGAAATCACTGTTTTTTATATTTATACATGGCACAAAGAAGGCCATCTTCAAGGATTTCTTGGATCTATTCCTAATTTTTTAAGATATTCTATCCACCAGTCAGCATCCTTTATATATCTCCAATTTGGAACTTCCTCTCCTCTCTCAACAACATAATATTGATGCAAAGCATCATCGATAGTCTGTGCTATCTCCATATTCTTCTTCCTCTTCATCAACGTCCGCATACGGGTTTTCCAGATAGGGTCCTCGTTTTCTGAGTGGTTCTTTTCTGACATAATCCGATTCAGTATTAACTGCAGATATCCAAACGATAAACTTCATCAATAAAAAAATAATCACTAAAGGTGAAAGACACAACAATAATGTGTAATTCATTTGTGACTCCTATCGAAAGGTTGCCAATGCTCCCAACCATATTTATGAACAAGATGCATCCCTATAATTGGAACAAACACAAGAAAAAATCCCATAACGCCTAGGCACCATGGGGTCTGCATAACATGTCTAACAATTAGAATCATCGTCTTCGGTAGGTTCGTAAAGTGGACAAGGTTCTTCAAAAAGATGTTCCATTCTAAGTTGTTTAATCCTTTCTTTGAGTCCCTTGTAGAACTCCCTTTTTTCGTCTGAATTCATTTATCTTTGATGAGTTTTTCTATTTGTCTACGAATAGCGATGGACTTTTCCTTTTCACGTTCAGAATGTTTGTATCCATACTTTCCTGTGAAAATAAAGTGTCCTTGAATCATCATTGTGATTCCAAATAAAAATAAAGCAATAGATCCAACCCAATCAATTAGATTATCCATTATGCAGGATAATCCCAATTAGTAATGAAATCTGTTTTATGTGTAGGTCCCCAATTGCCTGCCATATAAAGATAAGGTGCAGTTCTTATGGGACACTTATCACCAGTGCAAAGAAGATCATCAACAATTCTCCAAGATTCAGTCACTTCATCTGAATGAACAAAGTGTGACTGATCAGCATTTAGTGCATCATAAAGAAGTTTCTCATAACCATCTACACCCAACCAATCTGGATATCGGTGGGTAAGTGTTGCCAACTCAACTTGTTCACCCATTCCTGGAGATTTGACATCAATCTGAATATCAA